ATGGAGAAATTCCTAGATAGACTTCATGTCTCTAGATTTATAGATGGTACAATAGGTGGCATTCATTTATGGTTCTTATCAGGCGCAATTATAGCATTTATTATTTTCGCTATATTTTTTAAATTAGGTGTTCACCCTGGTGTAATGATATTTATATCAGTTCCACTGTTTTTTTTAGGTAATTACTTAAAGTTACCTGTATTTAGTTGGATAGATCAACTTGTCGCAATCGGTGGGGTTTTCCAAGCACTAATGTTTATATCATTAGGAATGTTCGTAAGAGCTTTAAATATTAAATATAGCAAATTTTATTTTCCCTTAGGTGTTATTTCACTGATGGTATTTCCATTTGTCAAATACTATAAAGTAGGTCCTCCAATTTTTATGGTGTTGTTTTTTTCGACACTTATGTTGATATATTTTGCTAAAACTAAAACTCAAATAGGCAAGGCAAGCATAATTGTAAAACTTACATCGAAATATAATTTATATATTTATATTTTTCATCTAGCGTTCTTTAGAATAGCCAATAAAATATTGCAAATCATGTATGGAAGTTATTATTGGCAGAATTGGTGGTATCCAGCTATATTTTTTACAGGAATTATAGGCCCAATAATTATTTTTTATATATTTGAACTTCCTAAATCTCTCTTCAAAAAATCGGTGAAAGAGAAACGTATAGAGGCAGCCTAAATATCGTTTTAACAAATTTCCCAAAAGAATTCTCAAGGCATACGACCTGTGGTGAAATAACGAAATGTAACATATTACTCCAGCTTAGCTATTGCGTGTATAGTAGCATTAACTATTCTCTTTAAAACCATGTAGAGGTGATAGTAAATGAATTGAATAAAAGAAGAGTTTGTTCAAAATATTCAAACTCTCAGCAAAGAGATGTCTTTATATATTCAACGCATAAAGAGTTTCTTATCTAGATTAAAAGTAGCTGCAAGAAAGTATATAGAAATTCAAATGGATATTAAAAGAATAAAGCATGTTCGCCAATCGTGGGTAATGAAACAAGATACTCGTAAAGGTAGCTAAGTATTATGCAGTAAACCAAGAGTATACATGCCAAAGATTCTGTATTAGGAGAGGACATATGGGATATGTAGTGTGTTTAAATAATCATCATCGTATGTTCTTTGACAAAGCAATGATTGTAAGAGTAAGAGGTGCTTATATATCAGTTGAAGATGATGAGAAGAATGTATGGCTATTCTGTAGGAGTGAGGACTTCAAGGTGGCATGTGGCTTCAAGGGAACTGTTCAAGACTTCATAAGAATTGAGACTTGTAGGAATTCATTATCACAAGTATCTAAATCTACATGGGTAAATATGGGATTACAACGTGCTTGAATATAAAACAATCCAACAGAAGCGTAAGTTCTATGACAGCGGTGAATGGAAGAGGTTACGTGAAAAGATAAAGAAGCGGGACAACTATGAATGCCAGGAATGTAAGCGGCATGGTCGTGTATCAATTGATATGAATGAGTATAGTGAGAGAGCAAAGCGTAAGAAGATAAAACTTGTTGTCCATCACATTAAAGAGCTTGAACATTATCCAGAGTTAGCTTTAGATAAAGATAATCTAGTAACTATATGTGTAAACTGTCATAATAGAGAACATGGTCGTTTATATAAACGAAAGACAAACGGATGGGACCATGATGAGAGGTGGTAACACGCTATGAAAGACAGAGGGGTAATTGAAATATTAGACAAGGTTAGAGATCATCTATTAGAACAACATGAAGTGATAATGGAAAGTCAAAAGCGTCTTTCTAAAAAGCTACAAGAAAGCTATGAAAAAGAAGTTGTAAATCAAAGAAAAATTCAAGAAATAGAAGATTACATTATTAAATTAAATTTAGAAGTTATATAGATACCCCCGGCCAAAAAACTTTGGTCTTTTTTTGTTTCTGGGCACCGGTGAGGGGGCTCGATTCCGCAGATTTCTTCGCGCACATAAGGATTTTTAGAATAGATATTGAAAGGAGGGAGGGCATGGGCAAGACGACTATTAGGAAATCGTTATTGGAGCAGCTTGAAAATAGAGGTTTTTCTGGAGAAGTCTATAAAGATTTAGTCAATGATTATATGAATCTCTGGGACAACAAAAACGCTTTACAAAAGGATATTAAAGAAAGAGGCGTTGTTTTTAAAGACCGTTCTTCTGTAGGTGTTGAGATGTATAAAAACAATCCATCTGTTAAAGACCAATTAGCGGTGAACAAACAAATGCTGCAGATATTAAAGGACTTATCTTTAAATATTCCTGTAGAAGATGATGAAGATGAAGATGATCTAACATGATTAGAAATAAGTATGTGGACCAATACATTCAATCGTATCGAGATGGAAAGATTCTTTTAAATCAGGAGAGAATCGACTTAATTATCTATCTCGAAAAGTATGTTTTGACGCGAGACGATATTTACTTTGATGAAGAACAAATCGAAAACTATATAAAATTTAGTGAGAAATGGTACTTTAAATTAGATCCGTGGGAGAAATTTATTGCACCATTTATTTTTTTATATTTTAAAGAAGATGACGAATTGTTCTTTGAGGAATTTTTTATCACAATGGGCCGTGGTGGAGGGAAAAATGGTTTTATCTCTACACTCGCTCATTATTTTATTAGTCCATTGCATGGAATAAAAAATTATGATGTGTCAGTTGTTGCGAATAGTGAAGACCAGGCAGAAATGAGTTTTAAGGAAGTTTACAATGCAATTGATGAAAGTTCGTCTTTAAAGAAACAGTTTGCTTCAACGAAGCTGAAGATAACGGGAAATAAAACAAAAAGTGTTTTCCGTTTCCGTACATCGAATGCGGGCACCAAAGATGGTGGCCGTGAAGGTTGTGTTATTTATGATGAAATTCATGAGATGGTAGACCGAGAAATTGTCGATGTATTTTCTGGTGGTCTTGGTAAGGTTCGTAACCCGCGTGAATTTTTTATAGGAACAAATGGCTTTGTTCGTGAAGGTTTTTATGACAAATTAATGCTTCGCTGTAAAGATGTGCTTAGTGGGGCAGATTTAGAAGATCGAATTTTTCCTTTTATTTGTAAGCTTGATGACAAAGAGGAAGTTAACAGTGAAGATATGTGGGAGAAAGCAAACCCTGCATTTGAAAAGCCTTTAACATCCAGAGCAAAGCGGTTAATGAACAAAGTCAGAAAACAATTCCGTAACAAAGATGGACGCGTTGCTTTTATGACAAAGCGAATGAACTTCCCAGAAAAAGATTTAACAAAGTCTGTTGCATCTTGGGAAGAGATTTTAGCTACTAACCGCCCATTTCCTGATCTATCACATCGTACATGTGTAGGTGGTCTTGATTTTGCCAGTATTAAAGACTTTGCAGCGGTTGGATTGCTGTTTAAATTTGGTGAGGAGTATGTTTGGAAGACTCATTCATTTGTCCGAAAGGGATTTTTAGATACTGTCAGCTTAAAGGTTCCAATAACTGAATGGGAAGCGGATGGACTGTTAACAATCGTGGATGAGCCGGTTATCGATATACAGCATATTGTAAACTGGTTCGTTGAGATGCGTGAACGATATGGTGTAACAACGATTGTGGCAGATACCTTCAGATTAGATTTAGTGAAATCAGCATTAGAGGCTGAGGGTTTTCATTTGCTCTATATACGAAATCCTAAAGCGATTCATTCTCTTCTGGCCCCGCGTGTGGAAACCTTATTTGCGAAGAAACAGCTTGTTTTTGGCGACAACCCATTAATGCGTTGGTATACAAATAATGTATACGTACACATCAAAAAGGATGGGAACAAAGAGTATTTGAAGAAAGATGAGTTCAAACGTAAAACAGATGGCTTCCAGGCATTTATTCATGCCTTATGGCAAGCGGATAATATCTTAATTGATGAAGCAGATTTTGTTTTATCCAGCATTAAATTTTAGAAGGGGGTGAGAACAATTGGGTGGCTAGATGGGATTTTTAAACGGAATAGTGAACTTGGTTTTATGTTTGATGTGGAAATGTTTATTACAAAGGTAAACCGAGTTCACATGAAAAAGTTAGTTCTGGATACATGTATCGCATTTTTAGGCAGGACAATTAGTCAATCTGAATTTAGAGTGAAGAATGGTTCTTCCTATGTAAAAGACGAACTGTACTACCGGCTAAATGTCCGACCAAACAAGAACATGACAGCCAGTACGTTTTGGGAGACGTTTATTCATAAGCTTGTTTTTGATAATGAATGTTTAATTGTCCAATCAGATGACGGAGATCTTTTGCTTGCAGATGACTTCCAACATATTGAGTACGCCGTATATGAGGACGTCTTTGTTAATGTCACCGTTAAAGACTATACATTTCAGCGGAGCTTTAAACAGAATGAGGTCATTCATTTACGTTATCGAAACGAAAAGTTAACGCCTTTAATTGATAGCCTATTTACTGATTACGGAGATTTATTTGGGAGAATCTTAAATTCTCAAAAACGCAAAAATCAAATCCGCGGTACAGTAGATATGGATATGTTGGCTGCCAAGAGTCCACAGCATCAAGCAAAGCTACAAGAATTCATCGACAACATGTATAAAGCAGTTGGTGAAAAAGATGTAGCAATTATTCCTCAACAACCAGGATTTAAGTATGAGGAAAAGTCGGGTGGAGGGAATACTGGCCAAAGTGTTGATGAAATTAATAAAGTCACAAATGGTTTTTTCAATCAAGTAGCAATGGCGTTAGGAATTCCAACAAGCTTGGTGTATGGAGAGATGGCAGATGTGGAGAAGCAAACAAAAAATTATATGCTTTTTACAGTTAAACCTTTATTAAAGAAACTAGCGGATGAAGCAAACGTGAAGTTTTTTGAGAAAGACGAATATCTAGCTGGGCAGAAGATTGATATTAAATGCATTTCTTATCAAAGCATCTTTGACCTTGCCACAAGTATTGATAAGCTTATTTCTTCTAGTGCATTTACAGGAAATGAAATTCGCCAGGAGGTAGGTTATGACCCTTCCGATGATCCGAAGCTGGACAAGCATTATATTACGAAGAACTATGCTGAAATGAGTCACGATGAAGGAGGTGAGAAAGAAAATGACAATGAACATTAATGTTAAAGGGCCAATTATCTCTAACGATGAAGCATGGATTTATGAGTGGTTTGAAATGGACGCTACAAGCCCGCGTATGATTATCGAGCAGTTAGAAAATGCAAATGGAGAAGATATTATTGTATCCATTAACAGCCCAGGCGGTTATGTAGATGACGGTTCAGAAATCTATACAGCTCTTAAAAACTATCCAGGATATGTAGAGACACATATTGTTGGTTTAGCTGCAAGCGCAGCTTCTTTCATTGGAACTGCAGGAGATAAAGTGTTAATTTCACCAACAGCTCAAATTATGATTCACAATGCGTCTATGGGGAACCGTGGTGATCATCGCTCAATGGATAAAGCCTCTGAAATGTTAAAAATCACAGACAGAGCCATTGTAAATGCGTATGTGTTAAAAACAGGCAAAGAGGAGCAAGAGCTATTAGACATGATGGCCAAAGAAACATGGATGGGTGCACAAGAAGCATTGGAGCATGGTTTTGTTGATGAAATTATGTTCACGAATCAGACATTTAAAGCAACAGCTTCAAGTGCTGTAACGGCAATGATTCCTCAACAAGTCATTGAGGGGTTTCGAAAAGGCAATATGAAAAAAGGACAAGGGATTACAAAAGAGGATTTACAAGCATCACTTGCTGATTTAAAGGCAGAAATCCTAAATGATTTACAGCTTCATAAAAGAAATGAACCGAAAGAGCCTACTCTTCCACCTGTTAACCAGAGGAAATTGAGTAAGCTCTTTTTAAATTTATAAAAATGGAGGAATCACCAATGACAATTAAATTTACGAATAAATCCGAAGCTCTTCAAAATGCAAAGACGAAGTTAACAGCTGCTCTTTCAAGTGAAAATAGCACAGAGCAAGAACAAACAGAAGCGTTTCAAAACTATTTTGATGCGCTGCAGCAAGAAGTAGCATCAAATATCAGTAAGCAAGTAAATAGCGAAATGCTAGATCGTTCAATTTTACAACAACGTGGCCAAAATGTTTTAACATCCGAGGAAACAAAGTTTTTTAATGCAGTTGTGCAAGATGGTGGATTCAAAGATGATTCTATTCTTCCAGAAACAACACAAGAGCGTATTTTTGAAGAACTAGTAACGGAACACCCTTTACTTGGTGCGCTTGGACTACAAGACTTAGGAGCTGTTACAAAGTTCATTTATTCAGATGCAACAAAAGCTTATGCTTGGGGCGAGTTGTTTGGAGATATCCGTGGGCAAGTCAATGCAGCATTTAGAGAAGAATCTATTGGTCAACTTAAATTAACAGCTTTTGCTGCTATTCCAAACGACATGTTAGAGTTGGGGCCAGTTTGGGTGGAACGTTTTGTTCGTACGGTTTTAATTGAATCGTATACAGTTGGTTTAGAGTTTGGTTTTGTAAATGGCGGTGGAGCTGTGGTTAGTCAACCAGTAGGATTAATGAAAGATGTTGACCCTACTACGGGTGCCATTACAACGAAAGAATCTTCTGGAACATTAACGTTTGCTCCTTCTCAATATGGCGAAACAGTAGCTGGCGAGCTGTATGAAGTGGTAAAAGCTCTTTCCACAAATGCAAAAGGAAAAGCTCGAAAAGTATTAAACAAAATTGTAATGGTTGTCAATCCTATTGATGCGATTGGTGTACAAGCACGAAATACCATTCAAACTGCTAATGGTCAGTGGGTAATGGCTTTACCGTATAACATTCAAGTCGTTGAGTCAGAAGAGGTACCGGTTGGTAAAGCGGTATTCTTTGTAAAAGGTGAATATTTAGCAGCTATTGCTGGTGGATATAAGCTTAAAAAGTTTGACCAAACGTTAGCTATTGAAGATGCAACCTTGTACACAATTAAGCAATTTGCAAACGGAAAGCCAAAAGATAACAAAACAGCATTGGTGTATGATCTTAATATTTCATTCGATACGACACCATCTGTATAAGGTATGAGGTGATGTAATTGGCCATCACAAATGAAATTCTAATGGAATTTAAAGAACGAAATCGACTAGGGAATCATGAGGATGCGAATTTAACTCGCATCCTTTCTGCTTCCGTTACAGCTTTAAAAAGAGTTTGTGGTGATTATGATATTGAACAAGACGAAGAGTTTAAGGAGCTTGTATTTGAGCGCTCTCGTTACGTCTACAA